GGATTAAGTCCGGTTTGTGGATTTACAAATGTTATCGTATCGCCAACTTGTAAATTAGATAGATCGCCGCCGGTTAATGATGTGACCTGTAATGTTTCGGTAGGTGTAGAATCAATCGCCTCTGATATTGTTGTCGCGTAAACTATGCCGGTATTATTATTTACAAGCTGTACACCTGCGGCCAATACCGAGCCGGTCGCCGTTACCGTTGCCGTTACCGTGCCTACCCATTTAGCTGCGGGGGTTCTGCTTACTCCAACCTGTTCGCCGAGTAATGATAAAAATGTTTCGTTTGCTGTTTGTACGAATCTTTGATTAAAAGCATCGGTACCATATTTGTACAATATAATAAATACAGCTGCCTGGATAAGTGCCCATACTCTAAAGACTGCTTTCTGTAAAAGCGGAATTGTTTGTGAGTATTCCGCTTCGATATCTGATACAATATTAGCTGCTATTTCTGATAGTGTCGGTGTTTGTAATGCCATTATTTATATCCATATCTATAAAATAATTTCTCTGCTTTGCTTTCAGAGCATCCTTTATTTGTCCAATATTGTATAGTCTCTTTTCTCATTCTGTTTTTTCTTTTAATATCAGATATTCCATAATCATTATATACCGGCATTTATACAATCCTCCCCGTTGCTGGATCGTCTTTTTGTAATTGCCAATTGATTTGATATGTATTTTCAAATACCGTGTTTCCATCTAACTGCATATCAACCGTCAATTCAATTCTGTTTTTTCCGTCCTCTGTAATTTCAGCTCCTATTGTATCAGCTATTCCGTCATCAATAAACCACTGCAAATCTAATAAAGCTAAATCCTGAGCCCTGTTAATATTTATTAAAGTAATTGGCGCCGATTCTATAAAGCCGATAAATTGACCTTTCAGTTTTTGACTTTCTGTAGCATATTCGTTACCCCAAAAATCACTACCGTTATTCCCGAATAATGAAAGATAAGCAGCCGATTCAAAACCGCCGTCCATTTCAGGCTCACCGTTTATTACCTGTATCGTTCCGCCTGAATTGGTATTGTAAATATATATATCGCCGGTCCGTGGTTTACTCATTTCGGTAACTTCACCGTTGCGACTTTCGACGCGTCAATACTTGCTGTACTCGGGACTGCGGGAGGTACGGGAGGTGTACCGGCGACACCATGCACGTGTAATAAAAATGCATTATGATCGCTTTTTAATTGATCGAATCCGCTTTTCAGATCGTCGAACGCGACGGCATAATCAGCGCTTCCGTTTATCTCAATAGTACCGTCCGCTTTGAGCCATAAAAAAGATTGTTCAACTCCTGCAGAATTCCTTGAATAAAAACGTACTTCTCCCGCTTCCGCTTGTGTGTCAGGATACACACCGATTGATATAGATTTGCCTTGCGTCTGTTCTATCAAAATTACTACGCCCTGATCATCTGCTATCGGTACGCTGTCCATGCCCGGCGGATTTATCTGCCATGATTTTTTAATATAGCCCTGATAGATTTCTGTCTGTATCTGTCTGAGATTATTTTCTATAACTGATTGTACTATTCTGCCTATTAATCCCATGGAAAGTTTGCCCTCTTTTGTCCATTATAGCTCTCGGGAAAGACAAGAGTCAATTCCGTTAATTCACTTTTTGGAGTGCGTACATACTTTACATTCCTGATTAAAAAATTAGTCGGTACATAAATCATATCAAACTTATTTTGGTATGTGAGGATTGTATTATCTTCCCAGAGCTTATTATCCGATGGACGCCGCCATCCGTTGACAGTGACTTTAAAATCAAATGCTTCCGCCAATTGGCGCCCATATTGTGCGACGGCCGCGAATCCTAAATTGCCTTTATTTGTATCTTTTGCCTTGAATGTAAGGCTTCTAAATATTCCGGTTTTCTGAATTGCAGGATCTATTATTGCATACGGTTCGCCTGCCCCTGCTTCAACATTTATACCTAATGCTGTGATTGAATTAAATCTATTTTGACCTCTGTATTTTGATGATGATTTTACAAAGGGAGGTTCGCCTCCAATTATTGTATCAATCGCCGGGTTTATTGTCGGAGTCTGTATAACTAGTTGTCCTAAACGATTCGATGAAATAACGAGCTGCCGCTGTCTTGCGAGTTTGATTAAATATTCATAGATAATTTCATCAGGGGCTATGTCAACTTTATCGCCGCCGACAAATACCTTTTCAGTTTTTCTAATAACTGTCGTGCCGTAAATATTGATAGCATTTACATCCTCAACATCGACAAATTGATCTGATGTAAAAGCCGGACCTACCGGCTCATTTGCTACCGCTGTTATTCCATACGGCTGTGCGAGTGATTGTGCTATCTGGATTATATTTAACCCGTTAGATTCATATCCTGTTGACGTTGCGGGTAGCGTGCAATCTGCCAATACCCCTGTCTTTGAATATCCCGATATCCTTATTGTTACCGCATCAGCTGAGCCTTGAGGATTATGATTTAAAATAGTACCTTCAATTATTTTTTCACCGCCGATATAAATTGATACAGGCAGATAACTAAATGGTCTAAATAGATTACGCTGTACCGGATCATCAGGATCGAAAGGACCGGTCAATGTAAAAGTATCCGCTATCGTGTCGAATGATCGGACAATCTCGGCAATCTGCCAGGTGCTAAATTGTGTACCGGCAATTAAAATAGTTATTTCGTTTTGGTCTACCGCATCGATATTATCCGGTGTGTTTTGTGTAAGTGCTTCAGCTATCGTAGGGTCCGGAATTATTAAAGAGTCGCCGGCCCATGTTCGAAAAAATCCACTCGGTAAAAGTTCGCGACCTAATAAGTTTCTCGAATTGGTTTGCTGTAATATTGCAGGGGATATATTAAATTTAGCTGCTATCGATTCCATGGTCTCGATATTTGTTTTTACGGTATAGGGAGAATTAGACATAGTATCTTATCTCTCTCCCCTTTGGTATCGTGATCAATTCAGCACCGGTCAATTCATTTGTTTCTATTAAAAAGTCAAGTTTCGATTTACCGGTGCCCTCTACTATTTCGTCCTCAATCTTTCCGCCGTATAATTTGAAACACAATGGAATCATATTTGTTTCATTATCAAGAAATATAATCCTTTCCTGTTTTAATGAGAATGCAAGCTGTAAAAGATTACCGGCTGTCTTTGATATGATATCTTTTATGCCCTGGTTTAACGCGTCGTTTACGGAATAAGTATTCGTTAATGATTCATCCAGGGAATTGAATTGCTCAGTATCAAGAAAGTTCTGTACCGCCCGATATGCTGTCAATAAATCATCGACGATATCAGTAGCAGCTGGACGGGTCAATAAAGTATCATCTGGAAAAAGAGTAGATTCCGCAAGTCCGGCAAGTGCTGAGGTGGTATTTAATTGCGCCTCTGTCCGTGCGTTCAATAAATCGGTCCCGAATAAGCCTGCTATTTCTCCGACCTGATTTGCGAGTGTATCAATATACGCGCTCACGCGGCTGCTGATTGCAGCTGTTGAGCGTGCAGGGATTCTTGCTAAATTATAAACTGATGCGGCTAAGTTCGGCGGGTCCTCTAAAAGTTCGTCAATATTATCTGTGATAAAATTAACCGTATTATCTGATGCATCAGATATGCCCTGGACCTGATTGGTTATGTTTTCAAATCCGCCCGAAAAGTCTTTTACAAATTGTGTTATTCTCTCCCGGGCTGCAAGCAGGTCGGAGACGTTATCATAATTAACCGCGTCGAATGCTTGGCCCTGTATATCCTGCAGATCGTTTAGATCGCCGATTATTGTAGACTTTAAAGCCTCGGCTGATGTGGGCACGGCCGGTATGATTGTCTCAACTAATTCGACTTCGAATATTGCTTGATTTGCTGCCGTTTTTAAACGGTCCAATCTGCGGTATCCTGTTATATTAACATTTTTTATCCCGTATATTGGATGCTCTAAAAGCGAGACTCCTTTAAATCCCGCGCCGGTTTCAAACGAGTTTGCAGTCCTATCATAATTATCACCGTTAAATATTATTCGTAATGGGTAGGTCGTTACGCCTAAACCAAAGTCCTGGACGAGCGCGCCTGGTGTGCTGCCGAATGTATAGATATTTGTTTTTTTCTGTACTTCTTTTTCAAGGTCTTCATAATCGTAACTGAAGCGCTGTCCGTTCGGTGTGGTAATTGCCCCTGCTCTGAGTCTATCTCTCCATGACATACATTACCCCGATGCCAATAGTTTAGTAAGTCCGCCCGCAGGTAATATTTCACCATTCATGAGAGCGTCAATAGTTCCGTCGTTTTTAATTATGACTTCCGCTTTTGCCGTTGTTTCACTTTTTGAATAAAATTGTTCTAATGATTCTCTCGCAGTTGAAACACCTCTCCTATCCTCTACACGTTCGCCGCGAGCTTCTTTCATTTCTTGCCTGCGTCCAGCGACATCGAATGAGGCTTGCGCTTCGATCATTCCTTTTAATCGTTCCCCGGGTTTTAATCCAGGGGCTTTCATGAGTTGAAAAAATGTCCTAACGAGTTCAAGAGCTTCTTTCAAAAATGCGATAATCGGCCTGAATGCTCCGGACACAACCTCTCCAAATCTCAACCACATGAAAGTCATCATTGCCATGGCTTCATCCCAGTTAATAACAAGTCCGGCAATTGCTCCCGCGAGCGCTGCTATTCCTAAAATAATTAAACCTATCGGGTTTGCTGCCATTGCCACATTAAGCGCCCATTGTACGACAGTTGCCGCCATTACCGCCGCTTTATAAATAACGAATGCGAGCGCGGCAGCTTTTAAAAACGGAGCTAGTTCACGCACGACATCGACAACTTTTGTTATTATTTCCCATGCTCTTTTTGAGAATCCTATAATGCGTTCGATGAAATCCTCAACTTTCGTCCTGATTAAATCCTGGTTAGCGTCAACCCACTCTCTAATATTGGCGAGTATTTCAATGCCTCGGTCAAGAAACTTTTTTAATATCGGCAAAAGCACCTGCCCGAATTCCGCCGCTGTCAATGCGACGTTATCTTTAAAGGTCGAAAACTTCCCGCTCAATGTTTCCGATGCAATCCCCATTCCGTTAAAAAATAATCCGCCCTTTGAAGTCATCTGTTTAAATGCGCGCTCTAAATCCTGATTGGTTAATTTGCCTTGTCTCGATAATTCGAATAATTGTTGTGTTGTTATTCCCATGCCTTTTGCCATTTCTGAAAATATAGGTACGCCCGCCTCTGCAATCATGTTCAGTGCTTCCATATCAGGCTTGCCTTTCAATAATGCCTTTGTATAACCACGGGTGATTGTTTCAAGTTTCTGCATATTTCCGCCGGCGGTATCGCCGAGCATCCTAAAAGTGCTTACTGTTTTATCAAGATTCCCATTCATGACAGGTAATAATTGTTTAGCTACATCGGATATATTCTCAAATTGAAATGGCGTTGTCGCAGCTTCCTTGTTTAACATCTCTACCAATTTAGTAGCTTTTTCAACGCCGCCGAGTAGGGGTGTAAACCCGGCGACTGCATCCTCGATCATGGATGCTTGCTTTACAAAACCTCGAACGGCTAGCGCTGCTACTCCGACAGCTCCTGCAATTCCAATTCTAATAGCACGTCCGGCAAACTGTTTTAATGATCTTCCGAAATTGGATAGCTGTCTTTGTGCTTTGGAAAAATCTTGTCTTAATCCGGCTGTAAACTTTTTGGAATTGATGCCC